TCACCTATACGATCTGTAGCACTTAGTAGTCTTAGACCATCTGGTGCAAGATACATAATATCCCCACCAAACTCTTGAATACTATCTGCACTTATACAACCCAACTTTTCTGTTATAGGTTGTAGCTGAAAGTCTGATGTAGTGTTACCTACTAGTCTTTTAACAGAGTCTGATGTAAATATAATAAGTTGTTCACGGAAGACTATCATACCTGTAACATTACTACCTACAGATATACTACCTGCACCATCTGCTGCTGCAAAGTTATCTACAGTAAAGGGCGCTGTAAAATATATTTGATGACCCTTAGCATAGAATGCTGTATTTTTAAACAGGGTTACTAACTCAGCACCTTCTACATCTGTATTTATATTAGAACTAGAAGATGTTAAATAAGATGCGGTATTACCAGAAGTATTATATAACATAGGATAGTGTAAGCCATCAACAAATACTACCTTGTTATTCCCATCGAAGTTGTACATAGCTTTGTGGGCTTTACCACCACCTGTTTGAGATGATGTAGTAAGATGTATCCAGTTGGTTCCTGTACTATAGTAGTAAGCTGTCTTATTTAATTCAGTAGAAGAGAGATGACCAAAAGTTAGAACAGTGTCATCAGCTAAAGTTTGAGCAGAGGATAATACAATATTATTTGGGTCTGTTACTGTAGAAACTGTCACAGTACCACTTATGCCTGTGCCTGTGACGTACATGCCTACTTCTATAGTACCGCTATTACCGTCTAACACAACTGCAGTAGTTGAAGATGTAGCACCATTAACATTAGCGGTAGCAGTTTGCAATTCTGTAACAGCAGCAGAGTCTATCTTACGTGCAACTACAGCACGTCCACTAGAGACTACATGTAAACCTATAACATTTCCAGTGCCAGGAATCTCAGACGTACTATATTTTTGAAAGCCTCTTATTTTAGTGTAACCACCCTGTCTATCTGCTTCCATATTTTGTAGTATGGTGGCAGAGCCTATAGCGTTTATGCCTTGTTGCAAGGGTGACATATTAGAGATCAAACCACCTTTGAACTCAACAGGAAATGTGGACCATTGTGTTGCCATTAAAAGTGTACTCTCGTATCTCTTATATAGTCTGTTCTATTAATATTTATACTTCTGAGATGTTTTATACCTTGTTGAAACTTTTGAAGTGCCGTATTAGAATTTTGTGTATCACCACGAAACTGATAAGCGTAATGCATTGCACCGTCAACAATAACAAAGCGATATTGTTCTGGAAGGGATGGGACATCTGTAGCACCTATAAGATCATAACCTATTCTGTAGTATTCATACACCATCTCATATGCTTTATCAGGCATAGGGTAACATATTATTTCTCTGTTTGGGGTTCTTACTATGTGTGTTGGCACAGACTTAGTTTTTGTATTATACTCAGCGTCTGCATACTTTTCTAGGTACTCTTCATATGTCATGTTCTTTAGCTTAACAGTACCTATATTAAGAGTATCATCTCTTTTGATTCTGAAACTATTCATGTTTATAGTTTTTGCGTCATTAGGATAACTATATCTAGGCTCAGACGCTGTAAGGGTTTCTTCATTTTCTACATGATTCCAAGGCCATTCGTACTCTTCTTGTTGAATGTGTCTGATAGAAGAGTTAACTGCCTCTTTAGCAAAAGCAAAAAATCCTGTAACAGTAGTAAAGTTATCCGTAGTTAATTGTACTTCATTAAGTCTACTATTAACGTCATTAACTAATCCTATAAAATTATATGCCATATTACTTCTCTTTTATCTTTAGGAAAATGGAACGTTCAAAAACAAGACCATCCCCTGTGGTTATCTGACAAGTGACTTTATATTGTTTGTTATTTGTACCCAATGCAAAACGTGCAGTAGCAACTTTACCAGAGATAGTAGACTGAACAAATTGTAAGCCATCTACCACTTCAGCATTAGATACTGGTTCTTTAGTACCATCAGAGTCTTTTACAAACCAAGAAGCAGCAGATAGAGTATCATCAGGTATAAACCTTGACCAATCTACACTATAGTCTATAGTTTCATCAGGATCTTTGTCAGGCCATTTATAAGACATTTCTTGTCCTTATCGTGTTATTAGTATTGTAGTAGGTAAACCTCTGTGCTCATCTACAACTAATGTAAAGTTTTCAGGATTTATATGAGTAATTTTACCTAAACTTAAAGAGGGGTTAATCAAAGATATTGTAGGGTTGTCTTGTTGTGGTACATGTACAGTTTTACTTAAACCATAACCACCTTCAGGAAGTATATATACTGTTCTTGTTCTACTAAAATCACCTGCTACTGCATCATAGTCAAATAGATTATTAGCAGGTGTATCTAAGTTTACATTTAAATTGGCAAGTAATGTAGCTAATTCTATAGCTACTCCTACCTGTAAAAAAGCAGTTATATCAACAACAGTAGTTGCTAAATTAATACTACTTGTAGTTATATTTGCTTTTGCGTCAAAGTCAAGTGCTGATATGCTTGTAGTAGAAGATAATCCACCTAAAACAGGAGGATTTCCTTTAGCATCAAAACCTGCTGTACCTGCAATAGTTACACCAATAGCTGCGCTAGGTGTTATGTTAGCTATTCCAACAAAACCTAACGTACCCTCAGTAAAACTTGCAGTAGTTGCACTTGGTGTTACATTAGCTTCAGCATCAAAGTCAACACTGTTTATGATAAGAGGGGCTAAAGTTGATGTAACTTCTTTAGAAGCTGTGAGAGTGAATGTATGATTATTAAGTGCTGCTGTAGTTGTGGCAGCACTAGGTGTTATATTAGCTTCAACAACAAAGTCTAATGTATTAATACTGAAGGTTGAAGTAACTGAACTTGGAGTAATGTTAGATTCAGCATCAAACCCTAAAGAGTTAATACTAGAAACAGAAGAAATAGAAGTTATTGTTTTATTAGCTTTTGCTTCTAGTGTTAAAGTATTAACTACCTGATTAACTACTTGAGAGGCTAAAGTAGTTGCAACACTTGTTCCACCAGGAGAGGAAAAAGGTGCTGCTGAAAAAGCACTAAAGCCTAACATTTTTTATCCCTGCCAGTAAGTTCTACCAGATGCTATAGTAGCGTTGATGTTGGTTAGGTCTTTGCCAGCAGTAGTATACTTGTCGTCAAGTAACTCCATCTCCAGAACCATAATAATGTTACCGACCTGAGCTTTCTTTTCCTCATCAGTAGCATCAACCATTTTCCTGTTATTCATTATGTTATTTATGGAATCACAATTGTGTACCATCTTTAGATAATCCCTATCTAACTCATTTACAGCCATTTTAATTTCCTTCTAATGTTGCTATTCTTGCCTCAAGAGTATCTACTTTTGCAGATAATTCTTGAACTGCTTTTACTAATATTGGATAAGTCCTCATAGCATCAGCTTCTAGTCTTTCGGGGTTTTCCGAATTTACTAATCTTGTTCTTGTTGCAGATGAATGTTCAATCTCAACATCTGATAAATCTTGAGCAATGAAACCCACATCTTTTTTAGTGCCGAATGTGCCATCTCTTCTGTTCCAAGTAAATTGCACTGGCCTCATATCATTTATAAAGTTTAGACCATAGGACAAATCCTCAATAGCTGTTTTGTCACGCTCATCAGATAAACTTGTGATTGTTGTGACATTACATCTAAGTGAAGTTATTGTTGAGTCGCCAAGAGTTATTTCGTTGCTTACATTGGTACTAGAGGGTGCTGAAAGGTAACCTATGCAAATTTGATTTGAACCTGTTGAGTTATATCGACCTGCATTATATCCTAAATAAGTGTTATTGCTTCCTGTTGATATGGTAAACCCTGCGAGGTTACCTATCGCAGTGTTATTCCCACCACTGGTTAAAGTATAACAGCTCGAATTACCAAACGCAGTATTTGAACTACCACTACCACCATTATAGCCAGACTGGTATCCCACAAAGGTATTATAGTCACCGCCATCTAGATCATAACCTGCGTTAAAGCCTAATAAAGTACAGTAATCACTTCCATTTTGTCCAGAAGCCATTGCTGCATAACCAACAGCAGTAGATTTATTGCCAGTACAAACAGCGAAAGGACCGATTGCCACTCCGTAGGAATAATTACAGTCAGACTGATAACCAACACAAGTCATATAATCACCAGAATAAGTACCATCTAAAGCTTGGTAACCAATAGCCGTATTATACAGAGCATTAGAAGTTGAGGAACGTCCTAGTGCATCATACCCCACAGCAACTGATCTATAATGATTTCCATCTGACATGGCATAACCACCTACGGCTACAGCTTCATCAGCCCAACAGTCATTGCCTGTACTAATGCCTATCATTACTTGGTTGTCTTTTCCAGTACTACTATAGTGGCCTGCGTAGTACCCAACATAGGTATTGTTATTACCAGAAGCACCTCTACCAGCTTGTGCTCCTAAAGCTACATTATAACTAGCGGTAGTAAGATTTAGCCCAGCCTCCGCACCTAAAAAAGTGTTGTAGTCTCCGTATGTAAGTCCGTTCCCAGCCTCCGCACCTATAGCAGTGTTATAGGATGGACTAGTAGTAGTTGAAACCACAGTAGCAAGTGCGTCTACCCCAACAGCAGTATTTTTTGTAAAGTTAGCACCAGTAGCTGTTGGAGTGTTATTACCAATGTACAAAGACTTATAGAGTGTATCCTCTGTCATTGATACTGATGAACCACCACCTGATGAGTCTTGCCATGTTGCGTTTGTACCATCTGACGTTAGCACTTGCCCATTAGTACCTGTACCTGAACCTGCATATATACCACCAGAGAGGTAGAGGTCTTTGAAACGTCCACTTGAGTTGCCTAAGTCAATAGCATTATCTCTCGTTTCTCCGTTACTACCTACAGGGTTTACAAAGCCTTTAAAATTAAGTCCTGAGTTGCCAGCGTTGTCAGCTATATAAAAATTATCCCCTCCTTCAACCCCAATTCTACCAACATCAGTACCGTTTTTGCGGAATTTTACAATGTCGCCATCGGATGTTATTCGGTTAAAATAAGCTACTACATTTCCAGATCTTGAAACAGCCAACCAATCATTTGCTTGATACCAAAAACCTTCCTCACTGCTTGAACTGCTTTCAGAAACATTTGCTGTTGTAGCAATCCCAACATTACCGCTGCCGTCAATACGCATATGTTCCGTGCCATCTACTGCAAACCTAATATTCGATGATGACGCTTCATTGTTTAAGTCTGCATTTAAAATAAGACTCCCTGCATTGTCCATAGACAAAACACCTTCAGTATTGTTTGTGGTGTCAGTCATATAAAATGAAGGAGCAGAATTGCTTATATGGAGTGAACCTGTTGGATTTGTTATTCCGATACCTACGTTACCAGCGTCCGTTATGCGAAGTCGTTGCGTTCCACCAGTTGAAAAAGCTAATGTATTAGTTGTTGGGCTAAACATACCAGTGTCGGTATCGCTAGCAAAAGTATAACTTGGAGAAGCACCACTTCCTAATGTTGAAGAGGAAACAGTACCTGTTGTTAAATTGCCTATAATTAAATTAGCATTAGTATAACCTGTTGCAGTTGTGTCTATTGCTGTAGAAGGTACAGTTTGTGTATCTGTAAATAACCTAAATGTATTATCTGTAGATGCATCATAATATAAGCCAGCATACTTAGTTGTACTAGACTCTACATACTTTCCATAAAATCCAAAGTCTGTAACATTTCCTGTATTAGCATTTGTAAGACCTGTAAAGTTATTGTCTGTTATAACAGAACCTGTTTGTGTTGTACTACCAGAAACAACTAGGTTACCTGCTACGGTAAGGTCATTAGAAACGGTTACATCATCAGGTAAACCTATAGTTACTGTACCTGAACTTTCTGCTACAGTAGTTTCGTTGCTAGTAGCAGCAAAAGTAATAGTACCTCCTAAAGCAGTTGCAGTAGAGTTTGAACCATCTGATACAGTTATAGAGCTATTAGCTAGTTTTGCATTTGCTATAGACCCTGCAAGTTGGGCATTAGTAATTGTACCTGTGAGTGAACTTGTAGGATAACCAGTTGCATCCTGCAAATCAAAAGCAGGAGTAGCATCAGTAGCACCTAATGCAAGACTTACACCACCAAAGGAAACAGAAGAATTTGCTAATGCTGAATTAGGCAGTGAGCTAATACCAGAAATTTCTGAGTCAACATATGCTTTGATAGACTGTTGTGTAGCTAATTGTGTAGCTGAGTCACTAGCCATATTATCTTCGTCTAATATAGCTGTACCACTTACACCAGTGTTTATAACTGGTGAAGTTAATGTTTTATTAGTAAGTGTATCTGTAGTTGTTCTTGCTACAAGTGTATCTGTGGTAGCAGGTAATGTTAGAGTAATATTACCACCAAAATCACCATGAGCAGGAGCCTGAAGTCTTGCATAATGAGCATTACTAGCTTCACAATAAAAGTCTACGTAGGACTGTGTACCATTATTCTTTATAGATACTGAGCCTTGACCCAGTGTTACACCATTTGACCCACCAACTATAACACTGTCTGCCTCAAGGTTTGATATAAGAGTACCAGTTGTTATTGAAAGATCACCAGTAGAAGTACCAGTAAAAGTACCTGTACCTAACTTAAACTTGTTTTCACTTTCATCAAAACCAATAAATACATTAGCATCGTCACCTCGTTCTATAACAATACCTGCGTCACCTGTTGCTGACCCACTACGTCCATTTGCTAATTCTATTAATTTATCTGTAAGAACTTTGTTAGTTGAATTAATAGTAGTAGTGCTACCGTCTACTGTAAGATTTCCACTAACAGTTAAGTTACCACTTGCATCTTTAAACATGGCTTTATCAGCAGGATAGGTCATAAATATATCTTTAGTACCTGCTGATAAATCGACAGCAGATGTACCATTAGAACCAGATAAAATAGTAGTACGACTAAACGTATTGCCTGTGTTCCAAGTACCTATGCCTACTTCCCATTCATCTACTCCTGTACCAGTATGTGACAGGCTGTAGTAAGTAGTATCACCATTTGACATGTAAGATTGAAACTGATCAAACGTAGCAGAAGTGCCACCTAAACTGATAGCACCTGTGCCTGTAGTTGTAGTTTCTTCTTTTACACGATCTTTTAATACAAAAGCCATTTACGAAGCCTTATTATGTTATTCGGATAACTGCGTTAGATGCATCTGCTGCCGGGAATACTACAGTGAAATCACCATTAGTTGCTGTAACCGTACTACCAAAATCAAAAACTGCAATAGCTTTATTTGACTTTGATGAGTTATATATTATAGCACCATCTGCAGCTAATGTCAAAGTAGAAAATACTTCATCTGCAAAATCTAAGAAGGCTGTAGTTCCTGATAAAGTAATACTTGCACTATCTAAGTTTTGACCACCTGCACTATAGTTTGTACCAGTAGCTTCATCACTATTGCCTGTTACATCTGAGTAGTTTGTAGTAGCTGCACCATATGTACCTGTTGGTGAAGCCTTAATTAGAGCTATCTTTAATGTATCTGTGTCTAAGTCGTGAACACCCCCAAGAAGCTCTTGCTTGAAGCTGCTGCACATTGCCGTTGTGATTGCCATTTGGAAATGTCCTCTATATGTTTAAATGCACAAAGAGGCCAGCACTAAGCCAGCCTCTAAGTTTAACTTTATTAAGCAGCGTTGTAGATAGCTGACACCAATCCTTGTGGGCGTAGAATTTTACGTCCGTATAGGTGCATACCACGTACAATGTCTGCAAATGAGTCAGGATCTCTGTAGTTCTCAACTTTGTTGATCTGCTCTGCAGTAGCTACAGCTTCTTGCTGACCAGCTAAGATCACACCATAGTTTGCGTCTTGTGCTAGTGCTCCTGATGTACCTGCACCTGTACCTTTAGCAGGTAAGTTGTTAGATACGTGTACTGCGAAGCCATGTAAGTTGTTCATCACAAGACCGTTTTGTAGACCTGCTCCA